CCCTTTCGCAACTATTTTGAAAATTATTTGATTATAATTTTGCGCGGTTTCTTCTCATCTGGAACAATCTGCTCAAGATCAATCTTGAGCATACCGTTTTCAAGAGAAGCATCGTTCACCACAATATCGTCTGCAAGGGTAAATTTTCGATTGAACTTACGATATGAGATTCCCCGATAAAGCGGGTTATCATTTTCATCGTTCTCTTTGATGGAACGAATCGTAAGTAAACCATCTGCTACTTCGATTTCAATATCATCCTTACTAAATCCTGCCAAAGCCATTTCAATGACATAAGTGTAATCACCCCCTTTACGGATGTTGTATGGCGGGAACCCTGATGACTGTGAATTATTCACAACATATGTCTGAAGTTGATCGAAGACTCGATCAAATCCGACTGCGTAGGGTGCAAGTTGATTGAAGTTGTCGAACATAGATAGTGCTTTTGTTGTAACCATTTTAGTATCTCCTTATAAAGCAAGATTAACGGTGGACCCTTAATGGCATCCACCTATTATATATAGGGATTGTAACTCTAAATTACAACCCCCACACATAATTTTTTTAGAAGGCGTTGGGTTCGTCAACTACTCCTTCTGTTTTCTCTTCGCTAGTAAGAATACCAGCATCGATCTTGGTGTAGAGGTCAAGGAATGAAACCTTGGTATCCTCATCGAACCGTGCGACACAAAGTTCAATTGACTGCATCTTATCACCAAAGATGGCGAAGGCCTTCACAATATGATCCAACCGCCGAGTAGAGATGACTTCATCCACGCCACCATCATAGAAGGTTTTGCGAATGACTTCAGCCCAAGTGATCAGGTTCGAAGCGAATCCCTCATCAACGGCATTATACTTCTTCATGGAACCCATGACAATCTTCTTCTCGGTAATAGCAGAAGCGTAGGGTTGTTCCATCGTAATCGCAAACCGCTCTAGGAACGCCTCGTTGAGAATGTTAGTTCCAATGAACCTTCCATCGTCAGAACCCTTGCCCTTAGTATTGGCAGTGGCCATGACGTTGAAACCCTCTTTCGGAGTAACCCACTTGTTAATCTTCTTGAGGTAAACACCCTTGCCTTCAAGGACAGGTTGCAACGCAAGCAACTTATTAGAACCCAAATCACACTCATCAAGGAGCAACGTGCAACCACGTTCCATCGCCTCAATCACGGGACCGGGAACAAACTTGGTTTCACCGTTGACCAATCGGAAACCGCCGAGCAAATCATCCTCATCAGTTTCGATGGTGACGTTGACCCGAATAAGTTCCTTATTGAGCTTGGCGCAGACCTGTTCAACCATCAAGGTCTTGCCGTTACCCGACAAGCCGGTGACGAAGATGGGATAGAACATCCCAGATTTAACAACCTTCTCAATCAGAGAGAAGTTGCCCCAAGGGACGAACCCTTCAAACGGAGCAGGAACAAGGTTCTGTTTTTCCATATTGGTTGCGATCAGATTTACCATTGTCACCTCTGCATTAGCAGGAGCATCAGTGATGGAGGCAACAGTAGAACCGGCCTCACTAGGTAATTTATACGCATTGTAACCAACGGTAAAATCCTTACCGAACCATGTCGGAAACGGAACACCAGCCTTCTCTGCGGCAGCTGACTTCTGTGCTTTCGTAATGGTGGCACCGTCACCGAACATTCCGGCAGCAGTGTCAACGAAGAGCTTCTTACGGGGCGAGAGATACATATTCAATCCTTTTGTCTGTTTTCTCATCTTATATACATCATACCATACGCAGCATGGTTTGTCAAACGAATAATGGGGGCCCATGTCGTTTTTTTGATATTAGGCGTAAAGTGTGACATTTTTATCACGCCACCAACTTCACGAATTTATTGAGCAATTGGCGAGACTCGATTTTACTCGACATTGCCTTACCGAAGGCCGACTTGAGTTTTGCCTTGGAGGCACCAACTAGGTCATCGCTAAGACCTTTGTTCTCAACCGCGAGGGAATTACCCGGCAGGACATACATCTCATCATATCCCTTGGAAGTGATGGCGAGGAACTTGTTCTTGTTGATGAACTTAATCTGTTCCATAATCGCTCCCATATTAACATTCTTCTGTAAGTAGTGCAGAGTTCTCTTGTCAACCCGGCCGGAACGACCAGAGCCAGCGATGAAGAACCCAATCAGGTTCATATCATCAACACGATTCTTGAGAATCCGCAGCAAACCGTCAGTCATATCATTGTAATCAATCTCATAGTTCTTGAGAGTCTTAGGGTCACTGACAATAATATTACCACGCAGAGATACAAATCTTTCAAAGTGTTCACCAGTGTCTTTGTCTAAACCGTAATCGTAAACACCAGAAAGCCTGTTAGAATCACCATCAGTCAGGAAAATCGTGTTGACTTTCTGGACACCAGTTTCCCGCTTGAACTTGGGGACGATTTCCATCATAGCAATGATTGCGTCATTGAGAGGAGTGCCACCCAAAGATAGGAATCTCGGGTAATTAACAGTATCATCGTTATGGTGCGACATGAAGTCACCAACAGTCATCCATAGGATTTCCATCATTTCCATTTCTTCTTTCGCAGACATCTTACTGGAGAAGAAGTTTAAAAGTTTGAACCTCTTTAGAATAATGTCGCCTGCTTTAAAGTGTTTCAGATCGTCGTGCCTTTCTTCTTCAGTGAAAAGATATCCATTATCGCTGAACGCAAAAACCTCAAAAGGAATTTGGGTGCGGCGGCAGAACCAGATCAGATTGAACAGCTGAGACAGGGTGCCTGATAGGTTATTCCTCATGGAACCGCTCCAATCGACAACCATAACCATGCCGTGATTTGTTGCACCCGGCAGAGTGGTGACTTTCTTGAAGATGTCTTCATTGTATTTGTAAGTGTGTAGCCGTCCCATGTCGAGCGAACCAGACTTGGAAACAGCAGCACGGGCATACTGATCAGCAGCCTTCTTCATCTCAAATTCTTTAACCATGTAACCGACAGTCTTCTTCGACTCGTCTTTCATGGTAGCAACTTTTGCTTTCATCTTAGCAATCCAAGAACAAGAATTATCTCCAACATAATTGGGAAGTGCTTTCTTCAAAATCTCACCAAACGGCATGATTAGGTCTTCATTGAAAGCAGGGATACGACCATAAGTCCGCTCAGCAGCATTCTGGTCAACCAGTTTTTTGATTGCGTTATTGGCATCAGTATCAGTTTCTGCCTTGGGAACAGAACCATGACTAGTTGAATCTGTGCCGCCTACTTCAGAACTTTCACCTTCTTCAGCTTTGGCATTACCATCAGTGGCATCATCGTCAGCAGCGTCACCAGTAGGAGCATCTTTTCCATTTTGTTCGCCTTTCTCATTCTCATCGGCAGAAACACCGTTCTCACCAGTTCCTTCACCCGACTCATCATTGGGGTCAGCTGGAGACTTTTCGTTTTCTTTTCCTTCAGAATTTTCATTATCACCAGAAGAATCAGACATACCCTTTTCTTCACCAGAATTGTGATTATCAGTTTCGGACTCATTCTCTGCCATCCAAGCGTAGAGCTCTTCAGCAAGATCAAGAACATCATCAGGAGTCTTGGTTTCAGCAACCCGCTTGACCCAGACCTTCTCATCGTTAGAAAACTCAGCCTTCTGTTTCTTGAAGAACAGATTGATCCGATCAATCAGGTTCAGTTTAGAAACATCCTTATCACCAATACCAAAGAAGTCTTTGGCGGTCAGGTCACAATAACCACGACTGAAAACCGCAACAGAGCCGGGGTACTTATCCTGCACCATCCGTTCAATACGGGCATCCTCAACGATATTCACAAACGAGTGATCGATCTTGCGAATCTGTGCCTTCTCGAGCATATCAAGAGGAGTCCAGAGCGCGTGAGCGATCTCATGGCAAACCATCAGGTCATAGATATCCTTGGTCATCTCCTCATCTTTCCAGATGGGCAGACCCAGCTCGCGTGACTTGGGATTAAAATACGCCGTGTCCATTTTCTTATGAACGACGAAAATATCCTCTTCGGCGAGGAGTTTTGCGAGTGTCGATTTATTTTTCATCATATCTTATGCTACCATACGGGATAGGGTTTGTCAAGAGAATAATGGGGCCCCATGTCGTTTTATCTGATATTTAGGGAAAGTGTGATATTTTTGTCACTATACCTTATGCTACCATACGGGGGGCGACCAACTTCCGAACTGCCTTGGAAGCAGCACGTTTCATTTTCTTGGTGGTAGGGCGGCCGTAGGAACCAGCTTTCCGGCGGCCGTATTTGCGAACAACATGATTTTTCATAGATATTTCCTTATTTCTCACTATACCTTATGTTACCATACGGGAGAGGGTTTGTCAAGAAAAAAATGAACCAAATTTAATTTTTATTGGGGGTGTGACATTTTTATCACACTATCACATTTTTGGACTGATCTGCTCATAGAAGTGACTTTTGTTCATCTA